CCTCATTTGCTTGTTTTTACATAATACTGCACTGTTACCCTCCCCATCTTTTATAGATGCTATATCATTTATTAACTCTTTAAATTGTACAGCGTTTTCATTACACCAATTTAATAACCGAGACCTAATGACGACAATCTGTTTGCTATGTATCTCATCTCTTATATATAACGCCTCCGGTCGCAATCTCTTCCCTCCCACGTTTATCAGTTCTTTCAATCCGTCTGTATCATTATCTGAATCATCTACTTGTAATGTATTGGGTCTATGCTCGTTAAAAAACTCACCTAAAATACTTAAACAATCTTCTTGTGATCTCGTCTCTCTATCCCTATCAGTACCCTCATCTTCTTTGTTACTAAGCAACATATTAACGAACCACTGGAAAGTGCTTTTTACTTCAAAATCCCATATCCCTAGTTTATTACCTATCAGTAGTCCTGCAATAGCAACACCACCCATAGCAGCTTTAAAACGATGCCGCTTATCCAGATTACATTCTTTAACGATCTTTTCAGTAACTTCTGAGACAATTCGCTCACACTCTACTTGGTTAGCAAGAACCCAAGGTATAAATTTTTCTGCCGCAAGACCGTGATTATGATCTAGACTACTTATTAGTTTAGTGTTTTCTTGTAGAGTTAAATCATTATCGATTACAGGTATCTCTAACATCCTAGCCAATTCTGCTTCTGGCCTATTTTTCATACTCTTTAACACAGAAGAAACTTCCGTATTAGCAGTTGTAATAACTCCAGTACACCAAGTGGTTTCATTTACTCTCAGCCTATTGGTGCTACCTTCCATCCTGTCTCGTCCTTTACCATGTGACAAACTGTATATAAGCTGAGACATTGCTTTAGGGTTCATTTCAGTTATCTCGTCTATGAAAAACGGCACACTATTAAACTCGCCTAGCTTTTGAAACCAACTAAAAGTAGTATCCCCACCTTGACTCAACGCATCCTTTGGGTGTCCCCATATGGAAGCAACAGCTCTCAACGTGCTAGTCTTACCACTTCCAGTAGTACCGGATACCATATGTAATAGAGCAGAACGAATAGGAGTAAATTTAAATAAAGGACTAGCTAGACCATAACCCATAACAAAACGTTTAGTCTCTTCCCCGTCCTCTTCCCCTGCTTTTAACCCTGTCCGATCCCTTGAGTATAATTGCTGAATAGCTTTAGTCCATTTCTCCAAGCTACCTTTCTTAGGAAAAGCTCTAGCTGTCTGTTCTAAAGTAGATGATATAGATGCAACCTGTACATTTGTGGCATTCTTTATGTAATCATCCTCAATAATAGAATTTTCTCCGCCACTAATTAATTTACCAATGCCTTCTTCAAAAGGTAACTCCGCAACTCCCCCTGCTGTAAACTTTCTCCTACCTAAAATAAACGAGGTATGAAATTCTATTTCATTATCACTAGACCCCTCAATAACTTGCCCATCCTGCCAACCCATCTGGACATACGCTTGTCCATATGCTCTTTCTGTTTTTAATTTATTAATCCAAGCTGCTATATATTCCATAATATAGTTTTCTTCTTTTTTAGTAGCCATAACTATTCCATGTTTACTTAACTCACCAACATGGCTCTTAAAATCATAAGGCATAACCCATTGCTCTATACCATCATTTTTGTGCGGAAATATATGAACTAAACTAATCATATGACCATCAACTCGACTATACAGACGTTCCTGCACCCAGAAGTCATCAGGATATATAGCTAAAGGAGGTAAGTCACCTTCACGTATTTTAAATATACCTTTCTCACTCCTGACATACCCATCTGGTAAATCTTTAGGCATCGATATTTTTTTCTCTATACCTGTGTCTTTATCGAGTACAACACGCTCCTTAGGAGTAACTTGCTCTACTGTTGCCCCTAAAAGAATAGGGCTTTTAAGTGGGCCTTTACTACCTTTTCTTGACTTAAACTCGCACCCCTTACACCCGTTTGGATTTTGTTTCTCAAACTCTAAACAAGAAATAGGGCCATACTTAATACCATCCGCTTTCTTCTCAGTCTCCTCTGGATCGTACCCTTCATACCCTTTAGATAAATCATGTATCGCAAAATCTCTGTCTATACAAAATGCCGCTACCCCTGTACCACATCTCCAAAGAGGTTCTGATATTTCGTTTTTATGGTCGTACATAAAATTTATTTGCTGACAGCTCCTACTCTCTTTTATTATCTTCCAACTGTATTTAACAGTAGAAGAAAGTTCATCACCCTTATGCCCTATAATATTGTGAGCCACTAAAGGTGCATCAATAGGTTCTGAAGGCGTTTCTTCTACTACTACTTCCGTATCGTTTGTGCTTAATTTATTTCTCCAGTATGTATAAGCTCTTGGGTCATCCCCTTCGTTTAATACAATAACCGGAACGCCTACTTCCCCTTTATTATTAAAAGTCCCAACTACTCTTAGTATACGAGCCGCATCTGCAGTTACAGACGGGTCTATTATTAGATTCTGTTCTATGGCTAGGTTTTTGTACGCAGTAGCTAGTTTGTGCCATTTGTCGTGGGGGATTGCGTTGGTAAAAACTTGATAAACGTGTAGCCCACGCCCCGAACATACAATCAGAGGCATCGGTAAATTATTATTGGTAATAAATTTGTTTAGTGCTTCCCCTGCTTTTTCTAGGCTCTCATAGGTATTAATCTTTGAGCCACTTTCATCTACATCTATATCTAATGCAAGACATTTAAATAACTTAGCATTATCAGCTGTCCTTAAATTCTTTCGCTCCCCCTTCTTGTACCTTTCCAAAACTTCTACATCAAAACCTGCAAACCCATAATATACGTCTAGTTCTTTCTCACTAAAAACCAACGCTTGCTTTGCCGCTTCCTCTATAGTGTCATAAAAATATTGTTGGATACCTTTGCCTATACAAGTCAGGTTATAACATATATCCCCATTGTTATCGGGTAACACATGATTTAAAAATTCCTCAGAGTTCATAGCAACCGCCCTTATTTATTTTCGGCTCTGTCTAACATAGCCAATAGAATTTTAACTTTATGAATATGTATATCTTGTGTTGGTGAAGTAGTCCCCTCAAACCAAGATGATAATGTTGGCCTAGATACATTTAACAATATAGATATATCAGTAGCTGTTATTTTTAAACGGACGCAATAATCTCCTAAACGTTCTCCTAAACTTCTCCTAGAATATGCCATGTAATCCCCCTAAATAGATGAGTTGGAAACCTTAGATAAGCCACGACAGGGCGATGCCAGACTTGCTAAGGCTCCCATCTCAAAGACAAAATGTTAGTCGTCAGACTCTTGAGACCAATCTTTTACTACATCCCCCACATTCTTCGGTGGAGTTTTATCTTTTTTACTAGGACGTTTAGTAGGTTCATCTAGGGCATCAGACGTATCTACAACTTCAAAGTCTTCTCCCCCACCCGTATACTCCTCAAACTTAATTACTTGGACTGCTGTTAATGATGCTGCTACTCCAGTACGCCCTGCAGTTTCGTAAGGGTATTGATAAACTAGTACGTTACCTATAGAACCATTACCTAAATTAGTAGCGTCTATTGGTTTAACTGAAGCATCAACTACTCGCACAGGTTTATTCTCACTGCCGTCAGCCCTATATACCTTTCGTTTAAGATTGACTGTGTACTTTTTACCTTCTTTATCAAACTTAACTTTAAAATAATTGTTCTCCCATTCGTCTGCTACCTTTTTATCAGTAGTAGCAATCTGTATCTCCCACTGTTCTGTTCCAAAAGGACTAACAGACTTTACTAACTTGGGCCAATTAAGTTCCACGTTATTCATGCGGAAGTTACGAGGCTCCGATAGTAATTTTTTGGCTTCTGCCATAATACATCTCCTATGTTTAATTTAAATTTTGGTTTTATACATGATCTACAATTTTCGTAAACTGCATATCAGTATTCTTTTCAACTACTAATTTTGTTAAATCTTTTGTTTCACTGCCCTTCGTGGAGACAGTGTTATACTCTTCCTCAGTTACCGCCCGTAAAGGACGAAACAAAACTCTAGGAGTATAATGTTCTTCATCGAATCTAACTTCTGTTACTACATGCGTAACACCTAACTTATACTTCTTCAAGTGTTTCACATAGGCGTTATAAGGATGTTTTCCTATACTGCCTTCCCCAAATATAGAAGCAGAAGATAGTATAACTTGGTATAAATTATAGTCTTTATCCCCCTCTAATATCACAGCTAACCTTATGCTGTACTTACAGGCTTTAGAGTTGTGATCTCCTGACCCTTTTATATCATACCTGCATTTTGCACAAGAATCACTAGGGGCATTATCTACATCTGCGTCTGGTTTAACGCCATCACTACTCCAACAATCGGGCGAATCTGCATAATCCATCTTCTTAGCAAACCATGTCCTATGCATAGTATCTGAAACCCCAACTATCAACCATCTATGGATACCAACAGAATTATCAGGAGCATATTCCCCATTTTCAGAGATAGAAAATTTACTATTCTTCAGTAATATCTTCTTCATTTGCTTTTAAATCACCCCGTCTAGATATGTTTTTGTGGTTTTCGTGTGCATTGTCCCTCAGAGTATTTTTAATCTCATTTAAGTCAAATCTATAAGCTCCCCCTACAACTACAAAGGGGAGTTGATCTTTCTTTATAAGATTTCTAACGGTGTTAACACTCACGTTTAGATATTCAGCTACCTGTATAATAGTAACCATTTGAGTGTCACCCTGCTTTGCTTCATAAACCGTAGTCATTATCTTGATCTCCTAACTGTAATTGCATATTCTCTAAGGCAGTTCATACCTTTAGGCAATAAATCAGGGTTTTCTTCTATCAATGATCTAAGATTACCTTGATGTATTCTCTTCTCCAGTATTTCTACTGCATCATTTTCTTTGATAAACTCATACACAGACTCCCAATCAGTAGTCATATACTTAGTCTTTACGGTACGAGTAATTGTCCCACTACCTGTCTTAATGCTATCTGCGTCAATAGAAGCACATAACTTCAGTAACTCTTGCTTGATTAAATCTAATTGGGAAGCTAGTTCACTATCCTTACTATCATACGCCTTGGATAATTCTTCTCGCTTAGAACGTATATTGACATACGCCTTAACAAGACCATCAGCGGAAACTCCAGATTTTTCCATTACCATCTCCTATATATTTCGTGATATACAACTGCATTTTATTATTATTTAACACTAGAAATTCAATCATAACACATCTTTGTATAAGTTTACAATATTTGAATGAATATCTATTTTATCTTGCAGCATTTTATATACTCTTCTTTCAACTTCACTACCCTGTAAATGGATAATAGTGACAGGATTTCTTTGCCCTGCCCTATGAGCCCTAGCATTACACTGAAGATAAGTTTCTACAGACATAACAGGACTCCAATATACAACTGTATCTGCACGATGCAGGGTTACGCCATGTGATGCGGCTTGGGGTTGTATAACCAAAACTCCGGGGTCTTCTTTTTCTTGGAATCTTTTAAATATATCGGCTCTTTTTGAAGCACTAACTGCACCGTTTATAATTTCGGAAGTAATTCCTGATTTTTTTAAGTGCTCTGATACAGTCAGTATGGCATGTCTATACGGCACAAATATAATTAGCTTGTGAGAGGACTCTTCTATTATCTCATCTAATACTTTTATGCGAGGAGAAGCATCAAAAGTAATTATTTCCCCCTCATCAGAATATACAGTGCCGCCAGATAGCTGTAGTAACTTATTCATTGCGGCAGCAGCATTAACCATCGTTATATCTTCCCCTGCGGCATTAACGATAAGTCGTTGTTTCATTAGCTTATAATATTTATTTTGCTGTGCGGTTAAAGCTACATCTCTAGTAACATAAGTTATGTCCGGTAAATCTAAACACTCCTCTTTCGTATACCTTATAGCTGGCTGCAATGCTTTATAAACTAACCCTTTAGCTTCAATTCTAGGTACATATTTAAATTGTGTAACCTTACGCATTACCATTTCTCGCCATCTACCTAAAAACCTAGGTACATTCACAGGATTAACTAATTTAGCTAACCCGTAAGCGTCTACAGGACTTTGAGATGCAGGTGTACCTGTAAGCATCCATAATCTTGTCGAGTCTGTTATTAAAGATCGTAATATCTTCCATCGTTTCGTTGACACATTCTTGTAGGCGTTAGCCTCGTCAACTACTATCAAGTCAAACCCACCATCTTTAATTTCATCTTTCACTATTTCCACGCCATCGTAATTAATAATTACAAATTCCGCTTCAGACTCAATAACGTCTACCCTTTTATTTCTCCTACCGTGACAAACTGCGGCTGTTCTATGCATAGCACATGAAAATAAATCTTCCATCCAAGCAGATTGCATAATGGATAGTGGACATATAACTAATACTCTATTGACTAACCCTAGCTTCATTAAATAGTCAGCCGCCCAAATAACAGATGCAGTTTTACCTGTACCTTGCTCGTTAAAGCAACAAGCTTTTTTATGTAGCGTAAGGAATGAAGATGTTTCTATCTGGTGATCAAAAGGTTTAAATTTACCTGACCACTTGTAATTAGTCTTTATAGGTGAGGGAACATTCTGAACACCTATTTCGGTAAGTTGTTGGGATTCTTTTATGCCCCAATAAACTAAAACTTCACTAATACCTTTGTTATTAGGTTTTTTATGTAACTTAGACTTAGATACTTGATCTAAAATCAACGCAGGATTCCTAAGCCTTAAAAGTAACGCTTTATTCTCTACTATATCCACTTAACCTCCTAAGTTTTATGCGGGTTTATGATCCGACCTTCTTTTAAACTTTCTATTCTTTTTACTACTAATTAGACGTAGATTTTTAGGGCTATTACTGCCACCTCTTGATAAAGGTTTCTTATGGTCTATGTCCTTGCCTTTTCTATTTACGCCTTTTTTATCTAAATCTCTTCTATTTTTTTGGCGTTTCATTCTTCTTTCGTGCTCTTTACGTTCTTTTTGTTGTTGGTATTCCTTTTTATAGGGTCTTGGTTTATTTACATATGGCATATTAAAATTTCCCGTTGTGAACGCAATCGATTACAGGACACCATTTACTACACGTAAAATTCTGCATGGCGTTCCATACCCCATTGGCGTGACAAATACTTACATTATTTATTTCCTCTTTCCATTTTACCCATAAATCGTCTTGTTGGTCACTAAAATATTTAGCTTTAATTAAAGTATCTTTCACTAAAAACATTAGCCCTGCTTTTATGTTTTTGATATGTGGATAGTGCTTAAACACAGCCAAAGACATAAGCTCTAATTGATCTGTATCAGCTTTATCAGGACGCTTGCCTGTTTTATAATCAACAATAAGCCCATTGTTTTTTTCCTCATTTATTATAAGTAAATCTACGATCCCCCTGTACCAAACATCTTTGGCATAAAAAGAACAGGGCTCTAAATCCTCAGTAAGCCCTAACTTTAATTCACAGTATCGCTCTCCTTCAAAATTATCTAAAATAGCATCTACTGATTTCTTTATATACCTAAAAGGTTTTGGTATCTCTTCGTTATCCGCTACGTACTTTTCAGCCGCTTTATGAACTTTATTGCCGTACAACATCGCTGGTGATCTAGGCTCTTTAATATCCTTTAACACTCTTAAATGATAGTATTTTTTAGGGCATTGCTTAAAGAGACTGATACTACTGTAAGACCAACTATTCACATTCGCCATAACTTCTTCCTACTCCTGATTCACAATCCAATGGTAATCCTTCAGCCCACTTAGGGGTGCATCTCATACAGGATTCAATATAATCAAGTGCGGGTGATACTTCATCGTTTCTGACTAAACATATAACAGAATCATGTACAGTTAATACCACACGGTATTTTTTAGCTATCTGTATTATCTGTTCCCCTATGATGCATCTTGCTACTCCTTGCGTTATATTCTCTACCGACTTAGCTCCGTATATGTATGTGTCCCCCATACGAGATGTGTACACCATACTATTTTTCTTTTCCCTACCTTCTCCTTCAGTTTTTACTTTTAAATCAGGATATTGTATAACTAAACCACTAGGAAGTACAAACCCAGACCCTTTAGATTCTATAAGGCCATTACCTACTACATACGTTTTAGTATCATTCGATATCATTCGGTATAATGCGGAATTTACACCTCCCCAAAAATCAACTATTTTTTCATTAAAATCTCTATATGTCTCTATAATTGCTTCGGCTTCGTTATCTGTTAGTTTTACTCCTTGCACCTCCATAAATAACTTAAACTTCTTAGCACCCATGCCATAGCCACAACCCAAAATTACAGACTTGCCTATAAACCTTTCCCCTTTAGTTATCTTATCAATTTGTTTCTGGTATATCTTTGAAGCCATAATCTTGTAGACATCTTCTTTTTCTTTAAACGCTTTGACTAAATTATTTTGCTTAGAGAGCCAAGCCAATGTTCTAGCTTCTATTTGGGATGAGTCGGTATTTATTACTGAATAACCCGAAGGTGCTACTATAGCCTTCTTCAAGGTATTCGCATTTACCCCCCTACTAGGTAAATTCTGCAGATTAATTTTATCTGACCCACCCCATCGTGTAGTATGTGCGGCACAGTAACGTAAGGGGATCGGCAATATCCCTACTCTTTCAGCTATACCTATAAACCGTTTGGTTCTAGTTTCCTCCAGCGTAGACTTTACTCCAAGTCTAGCTGTAACTACGGTTTGCACTCTTAAATCTTCATGCTCTTGCAATGCTTGGAAATCTTTATCTGCTTTGGCGAATGCAAATGTTTCTTTTCCTGTACGTGGAGATATCTTAGTAGGAGGCTCTACTCCTAATTCTTTTAGTACCTCTGCGAATTGCAGATTGCTCATTAAAACTTCTTTTTCGTACTTACTGTCGGCCAACAATTTTTCCTTGTGCTGTATAGTTTTATCTAAATGATCATCTAGTAAAAGAGTATTTAATTTTAATGCGGGTTCTGTAAACATCCTTAAGGTTATATCTATTAACTCTAATTCTTTCCTAGGAAAACCTTCCCCCAAAATATCAAATATCTTTTTAGTCAATTCAACATCATTCTTACAGTAACCTCCATACTCAGAAAGCGAGGCTCTATCCCGTAAAAAATCTTCTCTCGTTACGCCTTTTGCTTTTATAACTTCAGTACCTTTCTCACCCACTTCAAACTCTTGGGCTAAAGCAGATAAACTATGCCTTGCTTGAATCCCTCGTAAAGCACGAGACATACTTAAAGTATCTAATAGAAGTTTAGGTTTTATGCCGTAAATCCAATTTAGTATGGCAGCGTCAAACATACAGTTATGTGCTAGGACAGCACAATTAGGTAAATTAAAAGGAATTAAAAACTTCTCCAGCTCAGTAAAATTACCAGTGCACCATACAGTCTCGCCATCATTAACTTTGGCAGCCACTCCAATAGCTTCAAATCTATCGTCATTTATATATTCTTCTGTAGTCATTTTTGATAATGAATACTTATCATCATAATAAGTCTCAAAATCTAACGTAACTAAATCCAAACTACACCCTCCTGTGTTGGAACTGGTTTCGCATGACATCCGAATTCGGACATCACGCTGTTATTTAATTTTATTAAGTAAATCCTGCACCGCTAGAATATTGTTTTCGTTAATTACTAGCGTATGCCCTCCTGATGACTCAATTTCGTTTAAATTTTTTTGCTGTAACTCTGTAGGTTTCTTCTTACCGACCTTGCATTCAATACCTACAAACTTCCCATTATAACACACAATTATGTCAGGTACACCTGATTTACCATATCCATTCATGATAGGCGAAAAATAATAAGCATTGTTTTTACGCAATACTTTGTAAACTTGG